TTTGGTCTTCAAATATTTTTGAGATAATGCTCTTAATTAAAGCAGCATTGTTTGTTTGGATTAGTGTATTTAATTGTTGTCTCATTTCTTCATCAATATACATAGATTCTTTGAAGAATGGCATTTTAGTTGTATAACTTTCAATACCTTCTCTATCTCTACGTATTGCTTTTGCATCGTATGCAGATAATCTTAAACCAACTGGTTGATTATTAGCACCTTTAATCCAATCTAATCTAACACCGATTTCTCTAGTGTATGGGAATAATGTTTCTCCTAGTAATGGTTGTTTATTAACATTTTGTTCAATCCAATAACCAACAACATTAGCAGCAGTAACTAAATCAAATATACTATCCATTAGAATTTACTCCCTTCTACAAATATAATTTTGTCTAATCCTGAAGCAGCTTTTACATCAGCAGCTACAGCACTGTCTAATTTTAGTAAATCTACGCATCCAGCAAGTACTAGAGTAGCGTTTCCTTTACCTTTACTATCTAATTTAACGTCATGTAAGTTAATACCTACAGCAGCTGTTTTAGTAGCAGTGAAAGCAGTATCTCTTTTAGTGATATCACCAGCAAGAGGGTTACCAGCTTTGATTACAGCGTTTGCTGAACCACTAACAACTACAGGTAATGCTATATAATAACTTTCTTGACCTATTAAGATATTCTTACGAACACCATAAGTTCCTGTTTGTTCTACCATAATTTCCATTTCCTTTCATCTTATTTAAAATATAAATTTGGGTCATTTTGATTCATTTTAGAAGCAGCAGCAAGTTGTTTACCGTAATTGTTAACATCTCCACCGTCTTTTGAACCACCTGTACTAATATCTTTTGAAAATTTACCAAGATTGTCATGTGAAGCGTCTTTTTTACCCTTTTCATAACTATCTTTTACAAGTTGGTTGACATATTTCGCTAATGTTTTAGTATTTTCAACATTGTCACTAGCAATACTTGTAATGAATCCTTCATAAGCATTATCGTTATCTTTTATACCAAGAATAGTTTTACTCTCAGCCATAATAGATTCGGCACTTGATTTGCTTGAATTTATTTGACCATCTCTTATTTGTTTTTGTAAAGATTCTATTAAAGCATCTTTTTCAATTTGTGCTTGTTGTGCCTTTTCATCTGCTGTCATCTTTTCAGCAAGTGCTTTAGCTTTGTCTTGAATTAAAGCGTCTTTTGCTTTGATATCAGCATCGTATTTATTTTTATCTACATAAGCACCTGTAGATAAGTCAGCGAATTTCTTACCTTGAAGTGCGTTGTTGATTTCCTCAACTGTCATCCCTTCTTTGTAAGAATCACCCAATAATTGTTGTAACTCGTTCATTAGAGTCCTTTCTCTCATCGTGATTAAACGTCTTCTCTGACGAGGATGGACAGCCTTTGTTTAAATCTCCTACTGTTTGGAGAAATTTATAATAATGAATCTCTACGATTCAGTATTACCGCTTTTTTCTTCCTTTTTATCATCAACAGGTTTTTGAGTATCCTGTGGATTTTGTAATTTAGCAGCTTCTTCCATACGCTCTTTTTTAGCTACTTTACCACGTTCAACAACTTCGTTTGTACGATTTGTTAAACCAGCAAATGTCAACGCGTCTATTGTCGCAATCTCACCTGTAGCAACTAATGTTGAGAACGCAGCCGCTTTACTACTTAAATCAGATAATGTATTACGACCAAGGTTGATTTCAACATCAATACCTCTTAAATGGTCAGCAATTAAATCTAATTTTTGTAATATTTTAATAGCAACTGAAACTTGCTTTCTTTTCATTTTCTTGAAGAATAATTCTTTTAATCTAGCAACAATTTCAATGTCTGTCCAACCATTACGGTTAACAACAGCCACACCTGTATCACCACCAACATTATTTGCTTGTCTGTCTGGAATACCAGTAATTATGTTTCTAGCTTTATCTAAGAATTCCCTAACTTCTTGAACTTCTTGACTATTTACTTGAGGTGATATGAATTTAGCATCCAAATTACCACTTGTTCCAGCACGTTGTGCTAAAGATAACAATCTTTTATCTTTAATAGTCTGCATAGTTGTCGATGGGTCTTCAAGTTCAGTACCTAATAGAACTAATAACGCTCTAATAGCACCTTCTATATCGTTTAACGAATCACTTGTGATTTGGTTTAAAGCGTCCATTACTGGAATCGCTTGTTCCCAGTCACCTGTCAATAACAATGAGTTTTCAACCATTGTGATAGGGTCTAGACCGATTTCGTTAAGTTCTGTTTTCAATTCGTTATTCACAGAATCATATACAAATTTGTATTTATCTGTAAAAGCAACATATTTCTTTATTTTATTATGTGAATCACTAACAACCATACAAGACATTATTTGTGGATTGCCCACATCTGTACTCTGTACTACGAATGTTGTACGAGGGTCTAATGTATCGATTATTAATGGTACCTCAGGAATATTATCCTTTTTAATATCTGGACTAGGTATTGTTATTTGATAACCTAAACCACATATTGACGAATATATCGCAGTAGATATATCTACAGCATAAATATCTTTAAAATTACAATAATCGCCCAACTTTTGAACTTCTTCTTGGTCTTTTTGGTCCTTTTGAACTAATTCAAACGGATTTCCAAATGTATAACCTACAATTTCACGAGTTATCGGAAAAGCGTAGTTAACAACTGTAGTATTATTGATATTTGATGTGTTAGGTGCAGGTCTATCTAAAATATTCTGCTTTCCTAGGAACATATCTATCAAATAACTACAATCTCTACTATTTTTATTAAAGAATGGTAATGCTAACTCGAACACTTCTCTGAAGTTTTCAGGTGTTACCTCTTTAAAGTCCAAAATTATCCTTTGGCGACCGTAATTTAGCTTTGACTTCTTTCTAGCCATTACATCACCACCTTGTCACCACTATAATTATATCAAAATGTCATATGGATGTCAAGTAAATGTTAAACTTTACATCATCGGAATGAAAGATTTTCCAACGACGAACGGAACATACATATTTTCCGCCCCAACGAACACCTCGCGACACCTAACGCCACTCGCGCGATGCACTGAATTGATACGATACTTATAATCAACAGTCGAATGACCTAATCTTTGATTATATGTATCTTTACATCTAATAAATCGAGAATCCACTAAACCACTCGGGTATATCCATAAAGTATATTCATCCTTGATACGATATGTCCAACCGAGAAGTCTAACAATCGTTTTCAAATCTTCGAGAACGTTTTTGTATCGAGATGTGAGGATATAACAATTCGTTTTCGACAAACTTCCATTAACCGAGTCAACCATCCCTGCGATGAAATTACATTTTACATCAAAACCGGCGTCCATTAACCACTTCGGAATCTTCTTCGGTACGTTCAATCCTAATGCGTACGATTTACGTATTAACTCCCAATTAATCTTCCCACCGGTCTCAAAAACGATGTCACAAATCGCGACTCCAGTGAGGGATTTATCAACTAAACCGTTTGTCGATTCCAATTTCATAACCCCTTTTTTCGGGGAAATTGCAAACATTGATGAGTCTCGACAATAAATTTCATCGTAACCGACATTAACGACATATTTTGCCTCTTTCCATTCACCCAATCTAAAAATAGGGAGAAATACTCCATATTGTGTAAGCACTTCATCCCCTATCTCCAAATCTTTGAGCGACCTAAACCCATCACGAGTCCAAAATAATGTATCTTCTCCGACCATTAATAACCAGCCTCTCTAATATCATATAACTTAACTCCGCCTCCGCAAAAGTTCCCTAATAAATTAATTAACATTGATGCAATTGAATCGACTGAGTCGTCGTGTTGCTTCTTCTGAATCGCACCTTCTTTTTGCGACCAAGTCCACATATTATCCAAGAAAGCCATATACTCTGAATTCTTCTTAACAAGTCGAGGCTCCTTAAAATATACTCTGTATGAACCATCAATTCCACCAACACCTTTAATCTCTTTTTGAACCGACAAGATTCTATCCAACTTACTTCTATTCGTCGGCGCATTATGTGCCGTGATATTACATCTATAACCCCTCGCACGTAAATCCTGCGAAATAAGCGTCGAATAAAAATCTCCACCATTATTCTTTTCAAATCCACATCTCGTAACATTATGCTCAATAATCTTATCACACACAAGAGGTCGTGACACCAAATCACCATCGAAGTTATGAATAAACAATACATCCTCTATATACACATCTCGACCATACACATAAGCGATAGGCATCGACATAAAGTCCTCCCCACCGTGCGCGACGTCGTTATACGCGATAATCATATCAGGTGTACCCACCGGCAAGTCCGTATAATAAGTAAGTGCGTCTCTTTCAAAAGGATGACCTTCTCTTTCAATCGGCTTCATCAAATACTTCGCGCTAAAGATTACCGGGTCTTCCGCCAACTGCATATCCTCATAATATGCAACATCAAACCCCTTACCAAAGTCGTACATAAAATTACTCTCGTGATTCTCATCCCAACAAGGAATCGATACGACTCTCATACGCTCATTATTCCCTTTTTCAATCTCCGTCTTAATAATACGAGACGTAACATCATAAATACTCCAAGGAGTATTAACATGCAACTCCGGACAAGGACGATACACCCCATCTTTACACAAACGAGGAACCTTTCTATCCTTAACCGTCGACGTATAATTATAATACAACTTATCCAATCTATCCTTCGAATTCGCCGTATCAACATCCTTCACCAAGTCATCACAATACAACAAATTCGATGCTTCCGCAAGACCCGTCGTACCACCATCAATCGACTTAAACATACAAGTATGAAATCTCTTATCCGTATTAAAATCGACAAAACTATACTCCGAATTCTTCGTCACCAAAGTAATCGAAGGAAATATCTCCTTAAACCTATACTCATCACTCGTAACTATATCCAAGAATTCCTTATAAAACGCCTGAGTCAACGCCGTGCTATGTCCATTTCCCAAAATCGACCTGTCAGGATACATCCCCGCTCTAAACGTGATAAAGAACAAGCTAATTGTCGACTTCCCAATACGAGGGGGTAAATTCAACACCGCCAAATCAAGCAGGTCATCATGCAGGTCCTGAAACAACTGCATAACCCCATGCTTCTTTAACAACTTCGCCCTAGGAATATAAAACTTCTTCATAATCGGGCGATTCCATTCAAGCGCGATACAATAAGACTCAAAATCACCCGCACGAGCCGCCACATCATACGCCGTCCTAATCATCTTCTCCGTCACGAACTCATCATCCGCCGCATAACGTCTCTTAAACTCATTCGACACGCCATAAGCCTTAAGAACGTGACCTTCCGCCTCATACGCGCACATTAACGTATACAACCCATCAACGTATTCCTTACACGACTTATCTTCAACTCTATCTAAGAGGTCCTTAATCTCCGCACTAAGTGAAATATCACTACTCGTCTTTTGCATCAATTATCACCGCCTCTTTCACGACAACATCATCCTTCTTATCCGCAAGTAAGTCCTTAAGCGCATTAATCGCCTCTCTCGACGAACTCAAATCTTCCTGCGTACTCGTACGCCCAATCTCCACACTCTGCGTATTCTTCATACCATAATAATTCGCCGCCGTAAACATATACGTCGCAGGATTAACCTTATTATTAATCGCCCCTTGCTCTAACATAACGTGACATAGGTCACTCGCCACACTAAGCATATTATAATACCTACTCGTAGGGTCATTCAAATAACTCTTAACCACACTAAAAGGGACACCTATATATAATGAAAGTGCCTTTATCGACGGAAACTGATGTGTCTCCTGACATATCGCAAAATATTCATTTATACGCTCCTCAACAACTTCAGGAGGTCCTAACTTCGAATCCCTTATCTTAAGCGCATTATTCGCAAGTGCTTTATTATATAATTCAACATCTTCAGCTGCTAAAAAGGTGTTAGATGCATACTTTTTAGGTACTAACTCCAACTCATCAATACGTTCATCTAAACTAGCAGCTGGTAACCATGCTTTACCCATCTTAACATCTCCTTCACGCAATGCGTACTTGATACACATATGTAATTGTGTAAACAGTTTTACATACAAATTATATCATATGTATAGCAATGTGTAAAGTATGCTGATTCACAGGGTGCTTGAGGGTTTTAAAAAATTTTTTGAGGTGTGATTAAAGGGTGGGGTGTGGTTGTGTGGGTGATAGGTAGATAGATGATGGTCGATGGGTAGGTGTATGATGTGATGATGTGAGTGTGAGTGTGAGTGAGGGTAGTTGGGGGTATAAAATTTGCTTGAGTGCTTGTTCCGGGGGGTGTGGGATAATATAGGTGTAAGGGGGATACCACCTCTAATAAGGAAGGAGATTTACAGTAAGTTTACACTGTTAATTTAGTGTAAAGTACCTGTAAAAGTGATGTAAATATGAATATATATGCAAACGCTGGGAATATGTTGCAATTAAGTATTGATAATTTAAACATAAGATACAAGACAAAAAAAGCAAACTTGTACCATAATGTTAATAGCATCAACAGAAAAAGCAAGCATATACACCTAAATGACTACTATGACAACAGCAAGCTGTTGGCAAGTATGAATAAACGAAATAAAAAAGAGTGTGTTAATTTAGCGGCTATTAGATACCAAATAATAGACTTATCAACTGATAAAGTGCTATATACTCTAAAAGCAAAAGAATGTTATCTAAAAGCTGAAAAGCTAATTAATAAAGGTTATAAAATAAAAATAGTGACAAAAGTTATATAATTATGATATAATAATTATAGATATACGGCTTATATGGTAAAGGTTGTGAAACAAAAGCCCGCAAGTATAAGCCACCTATGCAAGCGTAATGCTTTAACGAAATTATAACAAGTTGGTAGTGGTATTAGATATATGGCTATAGTCTTATATGCAACATATATTGCTTACACTATGGAATAACATATATTAAACACTAGTACGCAAGTATGGTTATTTACTTTTTGCGTGGTAGTAGGTAGATGTAACAACGAAACGAGTAGCATTTTTACAATAAACATTTTTCAAAAATGGCGTTAAGTACCTAGTGCGGAATTAAGCCCCTAGGAAAAGACGCCCTACTCTATAAGTACCTTAGAAAACAAAAAAGTTAAAAAGTACCTAAGATATTTATAGAGTAGGCAACTACTCAAAAATCGAAGTTTTTCCAAAATAAAGGAAATTAGAAAGTGAGTTGATTAGAATGGAAAACAAAGATTTGACAAATTTAGTACGTGAGTACGTAGAAGTTGAAAAACAACTTCAAAAACTTAAGGTTTTGGAAACAAAGAAAAACGACCTTAAGAAAGCCATAACTAAGGAAATGGAAAAGAGAACACTTGACCGTTTCAACTATTGTGGTAGATACATAACATACATAAAAGAGTATGTTAAACCAGCTTATGAAGTACCGGAAACAATAATCGCACCAAGCGTAAGAATTCAAGGAGGTACAAGATAATGAATAATAGTTATTTAGAATTTTTACAAGAGTACGCAACTAAGATATATCAACAAATCTTCAAAGAAATCAGCTTGAATAGACAAGCAAATGTTAAACACTTATTACAACAACTTAATGAAATAAACAAACAACTTTACACAATGAGTGAGAAATAGAGAGGAGTGATGATTATGAACTTTGATGAAATGGACACAATTTACAATGAACATCAAATTGATATTCGTACAAAAGTGGACGAAACAATACTGAATGACTTCGGTTTAAATCGCGACGACTTTGATATGAAATCAAGTTGGTTAGAAAACAATTCATATTTTATACAATGTAATAAAACAAACATCGGTACTATTACAATAGAAGTACCAAAAGCTTACTATGAATGTATCAAACAAATTACAAAATAATTGAAATTTTTCAAAGAATATTATTCAAAAAATGCAAAATTTAAGATTTAAAAGAAAGGAAAGGAAATTTTTTATGAAAACATTTTTGGAATTAATTAAAGAAAACGAAGGGGAAAACGCTATTGGAAAGGTATATAGTTACCACGAGCCAAACTCTTGGATTATAGACAACGGAGGTTTTGAAGCCTTCTGTCAAACTGCTGAGGGCGAGGAAGCCACAGACAAAACAATTTATATAGGAGCTGAGCTGGAAATCGGTTTAACTAAAGACCAATCACAAAGTGAAAGAAAGGCTATTTTAAAACGATTAATGGAGACAATACCTTGTATACTAGAACATGATAGTAGTATCACTAGCGGAGCTAATAAATATGTATATCAAGACGTTGAGATTATCACAGCACCAATGACAATAAAAAGATGGTTAGAACTAGCACCAGACATTGAAAGAATCTTCAAAGAACTAGCCGACTTCGGTTATGAATCTCACAACCTAGGAAGTTGTGGGTTACATTTCCACTACACACTTATAGATAGAGATAACAAATCAAAAATAGTAAATAGATACTGGCATCAAATGCACACATGGGAACAAGAAACACACAAGATTGCAGGACGTGGATATGTTGGATATGCACATGACTTGAATTGTGACGACGCGCTTGTACCTGAGGAAAAGATGTCAATATCTTATATAGATAAGAAAGTAAAACAACAAGGCGATGGTCCTTGTAGTGACCACTCAAGCGCAATAAACTTACAACATGAAAACGATATTGAGATAAGAATATGTAGAGGAACTTTGAACGCTAAGACATTCATGGCTAGATTAGAGTTCTTTTATAATATGTATATTCAAGCATGTTCATTAAATGTTATCACACAAAGAATGACATGGAATAAGCTAGTAAATTCAAAATACATCAAACAATATGTAACACAACAAAACATAGCAACACTTAAGAAAGCATATGATTACTCAACTAAGATACAAGTGTTAGAAAAACAATTAATAAAATATGACGATAAGTTATTAAATTGCATAATAGACACTATTAAAGAGTGCAAAATGTTACAAGCAAATGGTAAAAAAATGCAAGAATTAAGCATTTCGTATGAGTTAACTAACTTGATGGACTACTTAACTGCGACATTAACATCACTAAGCAAGAGATTTATGAAAGATGACTCATTAAAGAACGCCGTTAAGAGATATATGACAACATACGGATACAATAGAAGTGCCGGTGAAAGAGAAATGAAAAAGCTATTGCAACCATTGTATGAGATACTAGAAGATAGACCAACATTAAATGTTGATAATGCACCAATAGAAAGTGATATATAAGAGAGGGGATTGATTAATATGTGTATTATAATTGCTAAGAAAAAAGGTAATAGATTACCATCTAAAAGTGAGCTAGAATATAGCTTCAGACACAACGCCGATGGCGCTGGCTTCATGTATACTGAGAATGGAAAGGTCGTAATCGATAAAGGTTACATGACTTTTGAAAAATTTTATAAGAGATATCAAGATTTATGCAAGAAATATAACAACTTTAAAGATAAGTCATTAGTTATCCATTGTAGGATTGGAACTGCGGGTTCTAACAACGCACAGAACACACATCCATATCCACTGACTAGAAACGTATTAAAAATGCACAAGTTATACACAACTGCGAACGTTGGTATAGCACACAACGGAATTATAAGTGATTATAATCCTGATAAGAGTGATGGGGATGTCAATGACACTCAACTATTCATCAAAACATTCTTGATGAATCTAAGTAATAGCGATTCGAAATTTTACAAGAGAGAACATTATAGAGATTATATAGCAAACATCACTTACTCAAGATTCGCCATCTTAGACTGCGAAGATAACTTGTATTTGGTAGGTAAGTATGAAACTGAAGATAACTTGAACTTCTCTAATAAGAACTACAAACCATTTACATACACTTATAAATCATATAGTAGTTATAATGATTATTATGATACTTATTGGACTAATTATTATAATAGATTAGAAAGGGACGAGATTTAATCTTGTCCTTTTTATATCTTTATGATATAATAGTTATAGATATGTTATAGAAGAAAGGGATAATTTTTATGAATCAATTTGTTATAGTTGGTAAATTAACCAACGAACCTACTGAGAGAATCACTGAAAACGGAAGGAAAATGTACGATATTTGTTTAGCTGTGAAGAGAAACTACAAAAACATTGAGGGAATCTACGAAACAGATTACCTAACATTTGTAGCTTACGCACCACTTGCTGTACAAACATTAACACATTGCAGAGAGGGGGATTTAATAGGGATTAAAGGTAGATTAGAAGCACATCAAGCCGTTATGACACCTATTGTTGAGAAGCTTACATGCTTAGATATGTCTAAGAAAAGAATCGAAAACGGTATAGATACAACAGAAGAAGTGTAATAACTTTGCAAAAAATTAACAATTTTTAAACAAAAAATGCAAGAAAAGAGGAATTTTTAATATGAATTTTGTAGATGAAATTAATAAAATACAAGACGACTTTGATAATAAAGTTGCAAAAATTAACGAAGACATCATAGATTATTTCAAAAAATATTTAGATAGTGATACATTTAAAAACAAATTACGTGACGAAATCACATACCAAATTGAACATGGGAAGACGTTTATCACATTAAATGTTGAATTCTGGGAGTATTCACCTGGTTGTAGCTCTACATATATCACCTGTGGTTTTAGACGCTACTCACTAAAAAATGATGAAACTGAGATAGATGGTATAAGATTACGTGACATTCACAAACCTATATGCAGAACACTTTATAGGATGTTATCTGCTAAACTAGAACAATTAGGATTCAAAATAATCACAACGGGTGTTAATGAATCACGCTTTGACTATTTTAAAGAATATATAACAATCACTTGGAAAGGAAATGAATAATTATGGGATTAGATATGTATTTAATTAAAAGAAGAAAAAATGATGAGAAGGATAATTCCTTCAATGAGGTAGCTTACTGGAGAAAGGCGAATCAAATTCACAAATGGTTCGTCGACCATGTACAAAACGGTGTTGACGACTGTGGATATTATAAAGTGAGCGTAGAACAACTACGTGATTTATTAGCTACATGCCGTGACGTAATGAATATGGTGAATACAACTCAAGAAGAAATGGACGGCGGACTAGAAAAAATCGACGGCGAATGGAAACTAACTAAAATGATGGGGCGTATTATCCATAACAAGGATGAAATCGCCGCTATATTACCAACCACAGAGGGTTTCTTCTTCGGAGGCACTGAATACAATGAATGGTATTTAAGGGATATTGAGGAGACAATCAAACAGCTTGAGGAGGTTTTATTCTCAACAGACTTCACAAAAGATGAAATTTTATACACAAGTTCGTGGTAAAATTTCATTTTTATTGAAATAAAATAGGAAGGAAATAAATAATATGGAACAAAAAATGACAGTACAGGACGCTATTTTTAGCTTCCAACAAGAGATTGGATTCGCTTTAGAGGATAAAAATAAGGATTATATCGACCGTATCCAGAATATCAGAGATTACGCCAATTTCTTACTTGAAATAGCGTATCTGGATTCAGACCAGGAAATAACCGTACACGAGAGTCCGATGGGTGGATTCTATTACACAACAGATAACGATGAATATGAAGGAGAAATATAATATGCAATTAATTATTAAAGAACTAGACAAAAATACAAAAGAAGTGTTAAACGAACACACTATCACAGGAGACTTCACTAGATTCACTTGGGATGGATGTCACAAAATATACCTGATAGAAACTGAACAGGATGTTTTGGATGCAAAAGAACTATGGGGTGAGGATGTAACTTTATATCCTTTAGAGGACTTACCTCGCATATGGCGACAATCATGTCCACTTAAATTTATAAGTAACTTTTCACTAACAAAACAATTCGTACACCAATTCAACGAAGCAACATTCACATTCATAGTAGACAATTGTGAAGAAGAATTATAAACAAAAAGAGGATTAGGTTAGACCTATTCCTCAAAAGTTTATATTTTATATTAATAATATATATTATTAATATAAAATATAAAAGTTGATTTGTCAAGCCCTCATTGACGCAACTTTACATTGATTTATAAAAATAAAGTGATATAATATTTATAGAGGAGTGATGTATAAATGGAATATTTTATCATTTTTTTCATCGTTTTTGCACTCACGGTGTGCTCAGAAATGAAAAAAGAACGGAATTTAGAGGACAATTTTTTACTAAAAATAGGGGCGTTTTTAGTAGGTATTTTTTGGGGCTTTTCGGACAAGAAATAATTATAGATAAGTTATAGAAGTTTGATATAGAAAAGTGGGGGGACAGATATACCATTTTTCTGTCCCAAATGGGGTTCACTGTCCCGTGATTTTATGGTAGTTATCTATAAGTATTATAGAAGTACAAGACGGTGGTAGGGGGGACCGTCTTGTTGATTTTTCAAAGGGGTGTTCGTTGAGTAAAGTTCAAACCTTTCCATAACTTTCCCATAA